AATTGATTTCCATATGCTAAATTCATACCAGTATTAGGATTAAGTCTAGCCATGTTGTTACGAGCAATTGCTCTAGATCTTCTATTAGCTGCAAGAGTGGGTTCTATATTAAGTTTACGGCTAGCCATTGCTCTATTAATAGCCCCAGTATAGGGATTAATAACCTGATCTTCTACTTCAGGTCTACGTCTACTCTGAATCCAATTGTACAGTATAGGAGATAAACCAGATAAACTACCAAAGCCAAATGAAGATTTGCTAGATGTTTTAATTTCATCTGGTGTTAACGTAGGATTAAAATCGTCAACAGAAACCAATGGAGCATAGATAGGATCAGATGCTAAAGCTGGGTTAAAGTCTGCTATATCTAATAAAGGAGCTTGACTAGGAGCAGTTACTGATTTACTTTGTTTACTTGGGGTAGTTACACCTTTAGCAGTTTTTTTCTTTGTTATAGGAGCTGTACCAGGTAACGATGCTTTAGGAATATCACGTACAGGTTCATTCGTACCTACAGGGATGGTTTCCCCAGTAATAGCATCGACTTCGTTACTTTCTGGTAATACGTCATAGAAAGCTGGAGCACTACCATAAGTTTGAATTAATCTCTTATTTGGATTTAATTTTATTTCTTTGTTTGGTACTGCAGCAGCTTTAAGGGCTTCAGAGTATTCTGGTTTCCACTGCGCTATATAATTATTAGGATCATAGATATTCTTGGTAGGAATACTCGTCTTGTATGCTTTGCTTTTATTTGTATCTGTTATAGATGGTGTAGATAATTTGGGAAGATTTAATCCAGCCATTGTCTCTTTAGCAGTTGCATTTATAACACTATCTATTTCATTAACATTAACACTACCTGCGTATTTACCGTTTACATCAAAATATTCTCCACTAGATGGATCAAATTTAAAATAACCTATTTTTCCAGGTATTCTAGTTACAATTTGTCTAGATTTACCATCTGCATATGCCGGTATTCCTTTTACTTTGGGTTTAATGCCTTTTTTAGCTTTAACTGCTTCTTGTTCTGTAAGCAATTGTTCATACATTGCATTTGCATTCATCTGATTTAACTTATCAGCATTACGAGCAAATCTATCTTTTCCTTTACTTCCTTTGGTCATATTAACTAATTTTTTACCTTCTTGTGCAAATGTTTTGTTTGTACCAGGTCTTTTGATCTTATCAGATAGAACAGATTCAAGATTAGAAGCATCTATCAAATGATTGTCTGTACCTGGTTTACTATTAGGTATTTGTTCAATATTACCAAAATCATCTCTTATTACTTCATTATTATCTACATAAGCCAAATCTGGTAATATACCGCCATTTTCAAAAGTATAAGCTAAAGAATTATCATCCCAATATTCTTGTTCAAGTGTGGCTGCGTTACCTTTTCCCATTGCTATTTCTTTAGCATTTGCTTTAATACGCTTCTGTTTATTAATTGCATTCTTTCTAAAGATAGCTGATACAAGGTTTCCAACACCACCTACAACTCCACCTACCGCTGTACCAATACCAGGAAGAATAACAGAACCTACAGAAGCACCTTTGGCAGCACCTCCTAGAGTACTGCCAGCAATATCTGCACCAGATCCTTCTTCTGTAAAGCCTTGTAAACCAGCTCCCAATATAGAAGCAACCTCTAAACCTTGATCTATACCAAAAGCATAAGCTGGAACTTTCTTTTTATTTATTTTCTTTTTCATATTATATCAATGAATATCTGTATGCTGTACTAATATAAGGAACTTTAAACGTATTACCACCATTACAATCATACTTATAATGACAGATTAAATATTTCCCTTTCATTCTATCTCTATAGGATTTGTTTACTAACTCTTCAGCTTCATTTAATTCTCTACTACTGCGAGGAATACAGAACTTGTAAGTATCTTCTCTATAATCTATATCATCTTGAGTAAGAGTAAAACTAATTTGTCTTTTAGTTTCAAAGTAGATGTTATCAAAGTTAGTATCGTAAGTAAAGTCACCACCATATTCAACATTATCAAATGTTTTAGTTTGAGGGTACTTATCATTTACTATAAATCTAACATAAGATATTTTATCTTTGCCAGTAAACATATCTAATTCGTTACCTGAATTATACTTATATACAGCTAAATTCTTATATATCATTAATTTATCTGTAAATTCAGCATACCAATCAGGTCTATAAGTATAGAATGAAGTAAAAGCTCCAACTTGTTCATTAAACACTAAAGTCTTATCTTCTAGAGTAAGAAGAACTTCATTGTATTTCTTATCATATACAGATATAGGATCATTTGTAATTATATCCTTATTATCGTGTAAATAAGATTGTACACCTTTTAATTTAGATACCGTACGTAATTGATTATCAAAACCACATATTTCATTTCTATCGGCATCATACCAATATACTGTACTATCTGATTGTGTTGCAGTTCTTAATTGATTCTCTTTAGAACCATTCTTAGTAGTAAAGTAATCAAACCTAGTTAATACACCTCCTGTACCTAACGTAAGCGCACCTGCATTATTATCTTGGATAAGAGAACGTTCATTTACAGCAAGTGTGCCAAAAGCGTCAGTTTGCCAGAACAACAAGTTATTCTTAAATAACTTTAAATTATTTATAGAACCAAATCTAGTATCAACATCTAAATAATTAGCAACCCTGAATTTAGTCCATGAATCAGTTACTTCCAAGTTAGTTTTAGGTTCTGAATTCATTACTCTGGTATCTGTATGTAAATTATCTATACTATAGATTGATTTACTAACATAGTTTTTAGCTCTGGGTTGAGCAGAATAAGCATCATTATAAGCATATAATGGCGTATTCTGAACATATATAGAACCTACTTGTACTATATCATTCTCTACAAAGTGATTTGCATAGCCTGTACCAGATTCATAAGTCTTAGCTGTACCTACTGTATCTGTTCTTAATGAAAGGTTGATAGAAGATTCTAATGGTATATAAGCACCATTATATGCTCTAATTCTTTCATTATCTGGTTGTTCGTAATTATCACTAGCATTGTGGTATGCAAACATGCAGTTAGCATAATCTAATACACCAACATATGTATCGCCACCGAATACATTTACTTTAGTATTACTGTTGTCTTTTACACTAATATAAGATCCTGTACTAATGTATACAGAGTTTTGTCTTGTAGCATAGCTATTACCACCATAAGGTGTTACAGACTGTTTTAAATTGGCAATGAGGATTGTATTAGCACTTTCAGGTCCAGCAGCTAATTCTGGTACTTCACCAACCATAGTATTACGAGAAGTCATATCTGTACTCTGGAATATTGCACATACCCCATGAGGTCCAACCTTCCTAACATTATTATCATCATAATCACTAGCCTTAGATGTATCTCCGTATACCCAGTTATAGTATACCATGCTACCTACATTGGTAGCTTTAGTTCTCCATGCATCGTCATCTAAGTCAAATGGTTCTGTATTAGTAGCAATTGTAATGTCCTGAATTGATGCAGAATTATAACCACCTGTAGTAATTTTATTGTAATACTTAGCTAAAGTAGCATCATACCATGATTCTGCACCCATATAGATTGCATTGTTTGCAGTAGACTGTTTTATAGAATCGCCTATAGCCGTAACCGAAGTATAAGCCCAACCGCTATTCTTAGCCCAACTAGTACCAGTATTCGAGGTTATGTTTTTTAAATCATGTTTTGAAGCTTTTGCACCAACCAATACTTTGACTTTATCACCATTGGGTACAACCTTATCATTCGCAGGAGTACCGTTACCCATAGATTCATCAGGAGATATTGAAGATCTTAGTCTATATATACCTTTAATCTCTGTAGCTCTGCCTGTTACTTCAGATGCATTTGTTCTATTGACACATATTTCTGGAGATATAAATAAGAAATATTCATTAGCATTCTGACTACTAAAGTCAAAAGCATGTGCATATTTATTATTTTGTGACACCATACCGTGAGAAGTGGAATAAGTAAGATATGGAAAAGCAGTTAATTGATTTGTATTATCATAATTACAAACACAACTAACAGCTCCTTGCATCAATATTGTTCTATCTGAAATAGTTCTTTCACATCTTACAATCTCATAACCAGTAATCTTCTTACTTTGGATCAAATCACTTGGTATATTAATTGTGAATTGTACACCTAATGGATGTGTAACTACTTCTAGACTATTAGTAGTACTACCACCAATATCTACTCGCATACCAGAAGTAAAGATATTATAACCAGGTGCACTAGCTTTAGGCATTCTTATATCTGCAATCCAGTGTGCAGAAGATGCTACATTTTCTTCATTGTAGAATACAATAGCAAAACGATATATTTCATCTCTCATGTAACTCCTTGCCATTGATTCTACTTCACTATTACTATAGTTTAATACTTTAGCAGTAGCATCAGCAAAAGATAAAGACCCTGCATCTGACCAGGAACCATCTTCCTCAATGTTATATAAATCTAGAGTAGATGTAGAGCGTGCTTTAGAGTTTAATGAGAAAGAATCTTCAGCATAACCTGTCCTAGATGTAGGGGCATCACTTTCAATTAGATTTGTTTTTATAAACCTATATGAAATATTTTTACCTATACCACCATATACATACTTACCTGTAGCATCTGGAGCATATAAATACTGACTATTATCATCATAGTTTGCAGGACAAATACAGTCGTGATTAGTTGGTATATCTTTAGTACTTATTTCTGAAGTAGAAAATGTTATAGAATCCTGTCCAGATGTAGAAGTTAATAATATTTGACCATTCTTATTGCATCTATATGCTCTAGCATCAAATTCATCATCACTAATATCCCAAGTCTGTTCAGTGATATTAGCAGCAAATAACATGTTATCTTTAGATTCTATTACTTTGGGAGTAAATATATAAGTACTTAAACCATTGAATTCTTCCAGAGTAAGTTCATCAATAACTGAACCACCTTTATCTTCATAAACTAGAGTATTATTCGAAATACTTATTTCATCTATCACTGTGATAACAGGTTCTGCAGTATTACTAGAGTAATATATAGAAATTATTCTAGCTCTACTAAAAGAGTTAGTATCAACAGTAGTCTGTAGTTTAATGGATCTATTAGTAGTTTCTTCTTTAGAACTACCATAGATATCTTGGCTATTGGTGTTTTCTAAACTCCTAGATACTGTAATAATTGGAGATAAAACAGATATGGATGTTTCAGATGTTCTGGGATTAAATAATTGGTAACAATATTGATACTTACCGGCTTTCAATCCACCTGTACCTAAACCTTTAAAGAATAAAGGTGGTAATTGACTCTTTGGTGATATATTTAAAGAGTCTACATTAAGATTAGGATGAGTTGTGGCTACATTTAATACTCTAATCTGATGTACACCATCACACCAATATATTTTAACTAAATCGTCAGATTCCCATTTACAAACACTACTAACTGCATAATGCCCATCTATAATAGGGATGTCTAATGCTATGTTAGACGCTACTGTAGTTACTATAGGTTCAGTTTCAGATGCACCAAAATCATATCTATAGATATTGAAGTTACTACCTTTCTTAGTAAACACAATTGCCCAATTCCTAATTGTATTTGTATGGACTATTGTTTCACCATTCAATGTCAATGTAGGATTGAGCTTACGCACACCTTCAATATTCTGCATTACTCCAGTAGAACTATTATCATTGGCAATAATACGTATGTTTTCTGCCCATTGATATTGTCCTGAATCTATAACTGAATAGTCTAGATCACAGTTCATCCCCTTCTGAAAAGTATTTGTTTGTCTTTGTGCATTCATTATGTAGTAGCATTATAAATTATTTGACGTTCCCCAGTATGACTATAGAAGGAATTATGATCTCTAAACTCAGGAACAATCTTATTCCAATTATTCTTTATAGATTCTAAACCATCTTCGTTAGGCATCAATGCTTCCGCATATGCTTGATTCCTATAGAAATTCCAAGATCTACGAATATCATAATACACTTCCCTATTCATTCTGCCATTAAGATACTCTGGGTATTTCATTTTCATTGTAACATACCAGTATAAAGCTTCAGTATATGAGGTCATGTCTGGTATTAAAGCATAACCTTCTTCATCTGTATAAATACCACTGTATGATAGTTTAAGATAACCACATGGAGCGTTGCACATAACATAACCAGGTTTAACAGTATATTGTATACCTAAACTTGGATTTGCTGTATCAAAATGAAAAGCTTGATGATCACCTATAGTGTGTTGGTTAATTAAATTAGATACTATAGTTCTAAGATTCTGATTTGTATTAAGCATTTCAATTGCTTCGGTTTTATCTATATTACCATACATATCTACCACTAGATTCACCATCACATCATTCTGTACAATCATATTTGGATCGCAGTGTTCACATTTGCAATCATGTCTACATTCCTTAGTATGCCCAAAATGATCACAACAATCACAACAGCAATCGTCATGATCCCATACAGCAAATGAGCCTGTGGCTTTTCTAGTTGGAAACCACGGTCCATCACAATTAAATGAATACGCTACTTGATGAAGCTGATGTAAATCACATGGTATCTGAGCTTGATGATTGTGTATTTCTACAGTCTTTACCTTAGGTTCTAATTGTGTAACTGCACCAATTTTTTCCATTCCTTCAGCAATCCATTCGAAGTAGTCTGTGATTTTAATTTCATTTTCTTTTAAATCTAAATCCGCTATTATTTTTGCAATTACAGATTTAGAACTAATCAGTTTTGTAATCATTTTTATATCTCCATTTATATTTGTATGCAGTTTTACATTTACCTTGGCAACATCTTTTTATTTGTACACGTCTATTTATAGATCCCATAGCTTTTGCAGCGTCTGTAATAGAATTATATTCATTAACTACGTTTCCGTTTAAATCAAGTTGTAATACGGCCTTTCTTAACTTAGCTACATAATCAGAGTTCTTCATAAACTCTGACTTTTTTTGTAATGTTTCTTTTGACCATATTCTATTTTTGTTAGCTTCTCGAATAATATTCCTGTGTGTTTCAGTTATCACGTGTCCGGTATAAACTTCACCACTGTGGTGAGAAGCCAGTCTACATATATTATAATCCCCATCGGAATCTATCCATTTTTGCTCCAAAGTGATTAAGGTGTCTCTGATATTTT